CACTGCTATTATTATTTACTAAGCGAACGACAGTTGCACTAGTAAAACTAGTTGCGGCACCAGTAGTACCTGGCACTGTAACTTCATCTGCCAAAAGTAAAGTTCTTGCCATTATTCTTCCTCTTGTGGCTCTTGGTCAATCTCACCTTCATCTGGTTCATCGTATCCAGCATCATCAAAAAGGTCTGCCGCTCCAATTGGTCTAGCAGCATCAACTCTTTCTGCAGCTTTTGCATAAAGAATTCCCTTGATGGCATCAGATACTTCAGATGGTTTTGCATCTGTCGCAATCAAATCGATAACATTATCCATAAAAATTATAGTGTATATATTCTATATTTATATTTCTGCCTTTTTAGTGTCCTTTTGCATCTGTGCATCAGCAAGTGCAGCATCTTGTCCCATGTCTGGTTCCATAGGAACTTCACCCATTCCCATTCCATCATCACCCATTGCCATTGGGTCTCCTCCCATTTCACCACCAGGTAATGGTTCTCCCGTAATTGGATCTACACTTCCAGGAGCTGGGATAATACCTTTATTAATTTCATCTTCAATCTGCTCATCAATCTCAATGATTTCAGAGTCAGTTTGGCGGAGAACTTTCTTTCTCACATATTCGGTTGAATAGTACTTACCAATGAATGGTTCAATGGTTGCAAGATTTCCTAGTCTGCTCTGAAGCATTTCTGATTCTTTCAATTCAGCAAACTGGTTGTCATACAAGAAGTCATATTGAATATGATCAGACATTACTTCCCAATCTTCGGGAGTAACAATGTTCTTCAAGATGAGTTGAGTTCTTAGTAGGTCGTTAAACATCTGAGCAAAACGCTTTCTCAGACGACCAACAAACTTAGCAAACTTGAGTTCGTCTCTCAAAATCTCAGAAGAACGACCAAGGTTGAAACCACCATCAGCAGCAATTCTAGACTCAGGAACTCCAAGTGCTCTATAAAGTTTCTTTTGGAAGTATTCGATATCTGAGAGTTCTCCCAGATTCTGACCACCAGGTAGGGTGGTGATCTCAGTGCCGCGACCACCTTCTCTTCTAGGCAACCAGAAGTCTTCCATCATGGACATAAACTTGCGGTCATCACGGATCTCTCCAGTTGATGCATCATAAGCAAGTTTGTTTCTGTAGCGGGACATAACTTCTTTGAGGTATTGCTCCGCCTTTACCTTGGGTAGGTTACCAACGTCAATGTAGAAAATACGACGCTCGGGTGCTCTGGACAAACGATAGATAACCAGAGAGTCCTCAATCATTCTAAGTTGATTGAGTGCTTTGATTGCTTTGTGTAGATAAGATAGAACAGTTCCTTTATTTCTATCTACTAAACCAGAACTACAATATGCAACGGAGTCTTTCGCAATCTTTACTCCCTTTGTTTTATTTGCAGCACCACTGAAAGTTCCGCTAGGATAGTTTGGTTTTGGTGTGTAAATAAAATACTCTTCAAGTTGTGGTTCTACTACGTTTTCTTCTTCTTTTCCTTTATTGATCGCTTGTGCGATAGCAAGACCTCTCTTGTCCACCTTCTTTTCTTGGCGAACAAACTTCATTTTCATTGGGTCAATGTATCTCAGATCTTGAATACCTGCCTGAGGATTCTTGATATCAATGACCTTGAGGTAGTATACTCTACCATCAACATACCAGTTTCTAAAGATTTCATGGCACTTCTTATCGAAGTCCATAATTTCTTTAATATACTTAAACTCTTCTCTTATAACCTTCTTTAGTTTGTCACTTGCATTTAAGTTTGATAACTCAATTTCAACTGGGGAATCATAAAGATCACTAACGATGGCTTCATTCACAACATCTTCGATGGCACCATCACATTCTGGATGAAGTGCCATCTCACGATATCTTTTAATTAGATCATGCTCTGTTTTATAAACACCTTCGATGTCTAAGTAATGACCGTAAAAACCACTAGAGATATAATGATCAACCCCGTCCTCATTGGTTTGAGGAACGGGGGAAATAACTGAAGGTGGTTTTTGGTCGCCGTCAATAGAGAAACCAAAAAGTCTTGCCATCGTATAACTGTTTGCTTATTATTGACTATTTAGTTAATGTCTTCTCCGCCAGAATTAGCAGCGTTACCTTTGACTGCTTCCCACCACTGAACTTGTAGTTCAACAGTGAACTCTTGGATACCCTGAGCATCATACGAAAGTTCGATGGATGATACCTGAGTTGGGAAAACATCATAGAAATGATACTTTCTCAAGGTGCCACCATTACGATCAAGTTGGTAAACATAGGCATCTGCTTGATAGTCTGCTGGATCAGTTGTTCCAGTATTATCAGAAACTCTGTTTACGGTATTCATCCACTTTTCAAAAGCGGAACGAATAGAGAAGTCAGTGTCGTTGATAACTGTGATAGTCCAGGTTTCAAATGTTCTATCGCCAGCAATTTTGAGAGTTCTTCCTCTAAAGGGAACTTCAATAGGAGCGATAGTGGATGCTGGAAGGTTTGCAGCCTTAACAAGGAAACGTGCCTTGTTAAGGATATCATTCAGACCTTCAACGTTTACTGTGCTTGGGAAAGAGAGCTCGCACTCAAATAGGTTTGAGCGAGCTCCACCACCAGATAGTTTACTTTTAAAGTCAGTAATCTTTCTTAGTGGGGGTGGATTAAGTTGATTTCTGGTTGCCATTTTTGTTTGCCTCTAAGGTTGATTAATAAAGTAAACTATCAAACGTTACCGATGACTTCCGAGAAGGAAACCCCAGTTCTGGTAGCAACGAAGGTCAGACCAATGAAGTTGATCGATCTGTTTGGTTTGATGAAGATGTCAGCGACAAACTCATTGTTGTCGATAACAGCAGCAGTGTTATTTGTTTCGTCACAAATAACAACATAGTCAAAGATGCCTCTCTTGGCTTGAACATCACGTAGGAATGGTTCAACGATGTTGACAAAGTTGGTTCTTGTGATCTCGTCGTTGAACTCGAAGAGTTGGTCTCTAGCGGCAGCAGCAATTGCTTGCTCCAGGTAGATGAACAGGCGACGAACGTTGATTCTATCGAATGCGGAAGCCTTGGCGAAACCAGTCTTATCACCGAATAGAACGATACCATCACCAGCCGAGAAGATGACAGGGTTGATTCTGTTAGAATACAACTTGTCTCTCTGAACTTTGCTTGGGTTGTATGCCAACTTGACTGCGTTGAGGATAGCACCTCTAGCAGTACCTGCTGGTGAGAACCAAGGGAAGTTGTTCAGGTCGTTTCTAGCACACAGACCAGCAATATCACCGTTCAGTGGAATATAGCGGAAGGTGTCAGAGAACCTGTCGTAGGTGTACTTATAACCACTATCAAATACAGCGTAAGACGATGAAGTGATAGGAGCATAGAAACTCAGAACATTATCAGTGATATCGGAGTCTGAGTTAACGGTTACTGAACCAACAGAACTGTCGTTCAGGAATCCGAGTCTATATGGTGAGATGAATGCGATAGCATCTTGTCTTACTTCAGCAACTGCGATGAGTTTGTTAGCAAGAGCTTGTGCAGTCTCCTTAGCATAGTTTGCTGAACCCATCAACAGGAAGTCAACATCATAGTTATCGGTATTCTCAAAGAGACCGTAACCAGAGGATAGTTTGGCGAGAGTTGAAGTCAGAGCGCCTGAGGATGTCAGGTCAGTTCCGTCATCATAGTTCTTACCACCACCAAGAGTGTAAGTGTTGCTTCCAGAAGCAGCGAAGTTAACTCCGTCAGCATCTTGGTCCCAACCGATATCGGTAGCAAGTGTGAAGCTGCTGCTGAATGCAGTTGTCGTGATACCAGCAGGAGCAGCACCACCGAAGACATTGGTTGAAACGTTGTAAAGATACTTTCTCCAATAAGCACTAGAACCTACCGAGTACTCGGCATCCTTTGCCTTAGACAATGCTACGTGCTTCTCAAGGATGGTTCCAGCGTTTCCGCTTACTGTTCCCTTGTCGTCGATGACAACAACGTGGATCTCGTCAAATCTTGAGTTTCTGGCAGCAGCGTAAGATGAAGTTGCTGGTCTATCAACCAGTGTATTCCAAGCAATAGTTGTTCCACTAGAAAGTGAAATGGTCTGCTGATCGAACCAGTCTTGTCTTGAGGTATATGCTGTCTGACCTACCGCAGTTGCTTGACCACTGGTGTGGATAGCAACGGAACCAGATGCTGAGAAAGCATAAACACCAGCAGGTTGGTAGTCAACCGAAGTCTCAGTTCCAGCAGCAGAAACGTGTGAAAGAACTTTAACTTGAAGTGAATATGGTGAGGCAGAAGTACCAGAACCACTGATACCCGTAACAATACCCTTCAAGTGTCCATCGAGGGTGCTGGTTGAACCAGAACCTGGTAGAGTTGAAGAAATTGCTTGAGTGATGCCATATCCAACAGCGATAGTTGGGAGTGTGGCACTTGTTTGAACACCAGCAATGATTTGGTCTGCTTTAGCGTCAATGGTGGCGACTCTAACACCATTTGCCCAAGAACCAGGGTTTCTAGCAGCAAAAGTAACACCGCTAATGGTGTTCTCCTGATAACCTAGTTGACCGTAGTGCTCAGTGCTCTTGATCTTAATGCTTGTTGCGGAACCAACAAAAGAATTAGTTAGAGCGTCGTCGTCTGCTCTAACAACTTGAAGATTGCCACCATATGCGAGATATGATGAAGCAACCATCCAATGCTCATAATGCTTATCGGTATTGTATGGCTCACCGAAATTCTTCAGTAGGTCGGCTTCATCACCAACAAGAACAGGCACATCGACTGGTCCCTTAGCAAAGGGAGCGACGATAGCGCCAACAGCACCACTGGTAGCATCAACTCTACCAACGGTGAGGTCAACCTCTCTTACTACAATTCCAGGAGATGCTAAATTTAGCGGCATCTTCTATTCTCCTTAGTCCAGAATTATTCTGAAATTATTTATTAAAAATTGTAGTTTGAATGGGGAAACCGTGCGTGAACCGCTACCAGTCAGGATATTCCCACATTTCTAAAGATGTTGGTTTCTTTTTATTGGACAAAACTCTCTTTTTTGTACATTCCTTACACTCATAAGAATAGGCAGAAGGTAAAGCACCCCTGCCCTTTCTAGTCAAATAAAAGTCATCTATTAAGTTCTTAGTCTCACCACAAACTCTACACGTCCTATCAAAAAGGAGAATGTGTTCTAAGTTTATCTGGTCTTCTAAGTCCATCAATAATAGTCCCACATATAGGAACGATCTCCATATTCATCAGTATGCCATCTATCTCCAGTCTCATCTACAAATGTACTTTCATCCAAACCATCTAAGATGAAACCGAATGGTGCCATATCTTGTTCTATCTGATTCTTTTGCTCTTCATATATTCTCTTACGAATATCGTTACTAGTCATTTCCTTGAAGTAGTCTTGAGCAACCAACCAAGAAAAGATGACAAGACACATTGCTAAGTCATCATTACACCCTTCTTCTGCTTCGAAAGAATTATGACGCTGGGCAAATGTTGTAAGTTCTGATATAATGTCATAGTCAAGAGTCAGTAACTTGTCATCTTCCAATAAAGTTTTAAGGTTAGAGCACCCCAACTTTTTCACAGCAGCGGTCATCCTTACACCCATCTGTGATTTCTTACCAGAGAAACCGTGTCCTACCACTTGACCAGCACGACCTCTCATCGCAGCCATCAGCATGTTTTCATATTCTAAGTCGTAGTGTAATATATTTGCTACCTGCTCACCAATATCATTAACTTCAATCAATAACCAAGCATTATTGTATCCCTTAGCAGTTTCAAGAATAATATTTGGAAATAGCATAGGTTTGATCTCATTGTTCCTATACTTTGCAACTATCTTATAAGGAAATTCTGTAATATCAAAAACAACAAAAGCAGAATAATCGTTACCCAATCCACGAGCAACATCAACCGTCATCAGATAATTATGATCTGCTCTTGGTTTTTCATAGACATCTAAACCAGCATTCCTTTGTATCGGGTCTTCATATACTAAGTTTCTTAGTTTTGCTGGATTGATGAGTGTATTGACCGATCCTAAGAATTCGCACTCAAACTCAACCTTGAATTGTTGTTCTGAGGTGTTTGCAATAGTCTGTTCTTTCCATTCAGCATCTCTACCAGGAACTTCGGACCAATGAACATCAGTAGGAACATATTCATTTTTTCCTTTCTCCGCATCATGCCACATGCGGTAGAAGTGATTCATACCACGAGGGGTAGAAACGATAATTACTTTTGTGCTCTGTCCAGAAGAAATAGTAGGATAAACAGAGGCAAAGAAGTCATCAGCAATGTGATTCGGGATGAACGCGAACTCGTCAAGAAAGATGACATTATAGGATCCGCCTCGGACAGCAGATGAAGAAGTAGAGTTAGACGAAATCTTGGAGCCATTCTCAAGTTCAAGTGATCCTTTATTCCAAGATATAATACCTTGCTGCATCCATTTTGGCAAGTTTTCGTATGCAAGTTGTAACCTTCCAAGTAGGTCTCTTGCTGTGGATGCTTTGTTTGCTAGGATGGCGATGTTAACATTATCGTTAAAAACAGCGTAATGTAAAAGATATGAAACACAAGTAGTTGACTTACCAGTTTGACGTGGCATTTTGCAAATATTAAATCTATTGTCATGGAAGTTTTGAATTAATCTTTCTTGGAATGGATAAAGATCAAATGGAACTAAACCATGATCAAGAGAAACAATCTTGATATAATTTTTTGCAAAGTAAACTGGATCTTCCTTACACTTCATGAATTCAATAATATTTTCTTCAGTGAATTCAATTTGTGTATTTGCTTTCTTTAATAATGGATTGCCAAGATATACGTCACTCATAACGAAACTCCTTTTTAATCTTCTACATAAATGAACGAAGCACTGGCATTGGTGATATTACTGGAAGAAGTAATCACCGCAGTCAGATAACTGTTAGGTGGAACATGAATACCAATGGACGTTAAATCAACATCAATAGTATCACCATTGGATACATGATACGCAGCAACAGGTGGTGTTGTTTGTGCTGCCAATGTAAATGATCCAGTGCTATCCTGAGTGGCATACAAAGATGCGTTGTAATCGGTCTGGGTTGTCCACCTCATATTATTTGTAAAGGTTGGATTCCAGAACAGACGAATGATTGCTGGGTCACCAACAGTATTCACAGAAGCAGTCAGTCTTTTGGGGATAAGGTCTCTGGTGTTAATCTTGCCCTGATAGATGAGTTTATTCTTAAGAGTAAGAAGATGATATAGAGAACCAGGGATATTCATTCCACTATTTCTCGTCGCAGTCACAGAATAAGGAAGTCTGGTTTGTTCAACGAGTCCCTCAACCGCACCCATAAAAGATGCACCTCTGGTTGTAACTACACCAACACCACCACCCAGATTTGCAGCAACATATCCAATCTTCAATGATGGATTGTCTAGGTGTGGATGTTCATATCTATTTGTATAGTGTTCATGATGGAAGAACATCATGTCGCCATTGAGAGGATTCTCAATTGCATATCGCATCTCACCAGCACCCAACCAACGGAAGTTGATTTGATACACATTCAGTTTAGTTGGGTCTAGTGTAACACCAGAATATCCAGTGCCATCTAGTTTATCCAGATTGAACTCTTCCTGTGGTGTCCAGTATTCTGTCTGTGCTACACCAGTCTGTTTGGTTGTTGTAGTATAAGTTATGGTCGCAGTACTGGTCATTGTGAATGAACCAGCTTGAGGACCTAGTGATGTTGATAAGAATGAAATCTTTTCTTGGTCATACTCTTCAAGATACAAGGCATTGAAGAGTGATTGTAATTTTAATTTTTGGGAAAGTTGTGCAAGGTTTGCGGCAATACTTCCACCATCCAAAACTACGGGAGTGAACGCAGTGCCATTAAGAGTAACTGTTACAGTACCATCTGCAAGTGCAGTAAAAGCAAACTCTTGGATATGTGCTTTACCACCATTGGCACGGAGGATACCAAACTTTCCATTGGTATGAGCATATCCAATCTGAAGTGCCTGTTCCTGATTGAACAAACCTGCTCTCTGAGTAAATCCTACTGGGTTTTCTGTGAATGATGCAGTAAATCTACACACCAGACCCTGACCAGGACGATATCTGACGAAGTTTGTACTTCTAATGACACCATAAGAGTTTGCGTCTGAACCAGCACTTACCTTAAATCTGGAATCACCATTGGTAGCAATACCACTGGCACTGAAAGTAAAGGTCTCAAACTCTCTAGGATCTAGACCATAGACAGCATCACCTTGAATCTTTGGCGTGAGATGAACTGCAATGGGTTCTCCAAATGCAGATTCTCCACAAGCACTTGGAGTAATGATTTGTCCATATTCATCACACCGCATGTAGACTTCATGCAGTGTTCTTTCTTGATTTAAATAATCTTGTGTAGTCTTATTCCATTGAGCCATTAGTCACTCCAAGTTAATCTTTCTGGTTGATATCTTTGTGCGTTTTTGATTATAGAAGGGGAATTTCCTGGATAAATTTGGTGAACAATAGCACCCGGATACTCTCCCTGAATTTGTTCTGCTAATTCATTTTTTGAAAGCATTTTACCTTCTACTTCAAGACGGTATAACTTACCTTCCCAGACAACATCGGCAAAGAAAGATTCTTGTGTCTGTTCTGGTTGAGAACCTCCTACATTAAGAGTTCCGTTAAAATCACCATTAATAGTGATACTTTCTGAGAGAAATTGGTTGAAATTTTTCATTCGCAGTTCCACCTCTTGCGTGCTTTACAGATTTTCTTCTCTGGGGTCTTAGAGCAATCGATGTTGTGCATCTTTCTCTGACCATTAGAACGAGCGCAGAAAGATTTGCGTCTCTTTGCTCTCTTACCAGATGGTTTTTTCTCAGTTACAGCAGTTTGCAACTTTGAACCAGGATTCTCACGCTTGTATGCATTAACTGCTTTTTGACTCATACCATCTGTTTTGTCACCTCTATTTACCTTCTGCCAATCTTCGCCAAGTTCAGTTCTCCAATCAGACATTTCTTCTTTACATGCTTTTTTTGCCATATTTGTGGCAGTTGCATACATGACTGGTTTGGCATCAGAACCATAATTATCTTTGAAAGAACTTTTGTTCTTTTTCATACCTTTTACATACTTTTCAATCTTATTCTTTTCACATTTGCCAAGTTTCTCTTCAGAAACAGACTCAACTTCTTCTTTTTTCACACAACGATTATAAGTTTTTCCAAAAAGTTTTTGAGTTCCTTTTTTCTCGTATCCAGGCCAACACTTTTTTGCTTCATCAAGTTCATCTGCACATTTAGCAACAACTTTAGATTGCTTTGCGTGCATTTTAGATGCACCTGCTAATTGTTTTGAAACTTCTTTAAGTTTATCTTTAGTTGACTTTTCCTCACTCAGACCTTTCATGGGTTCTGGTTTAATAAGATCAGTGACTTCAAATTCCATTGCTTTGAAATCATCTCTCCAGTTGGAGAAATCATAACTTTCTTTCTTTGTCTTATTGCCCCAGTTCTTAGCACCAACTTTACGACACTTGACTAGTGCTCCAGATGCATAAGCACTTGGCCAGACAGAATAGCGAGACTTGACTTTATGGTAACAAGCATCTTTCTTGCCCTCATCAACTAATTCACCTTCTGGTTCATAACCAGCCATTTGAGTAGTTGATTTTGATTTTGCTCTTGGCAATTCTGGACCAATCCAAGGAGGCAAGAAAATACCTTCTTTCTTACTTTTCTTTCTTAAGTCTCTCATACGCTCATTATAACTCTTAGGGATCGTAGGATCTGTATTGGGTGATGTTTCATATCCTTCAAAAAAGTCTGCTCTCCAATTTGAGTAAGATTCTTTTGTTACCATTTTTGCTTTACCTTTTCTATTAGGATTTGGATCTTCTCTACGTTTTTTCTTTGCTCTTCTTTCTCTTTCATCCTTACTCATTGAAGCACGATCATCTGCATCACGACAGAATGGTTTAGTCTTCTGTCCTGGTTGCTTTGCACAAGGTTTGCCATCATACTTGCCACCTGCTTGAACCCATCCACCACCTTTGAACCAATCACGGAGAGAATAACCTTTATCCTTAGCAGATTTACCATCTCTTGCCTCACTAATCTTATCTGCATAACCAGCAGCAGCATCAGTGTCATGTGCAGTATCAGTAATTTTTGCTTGCATCCAAGCAGGAATATCTTTTTCTTTTTTACCTAGTGCTTTTCTCAACTTTGCAATGTTTTTTTCTGCTTTTGCAAGTTGAGATTGTGCCATTGCGACCTCATGATCGCCATTTTTTGCTTCATTCACTTTCTTTCTTCCCTGACAATGTGCTCGCTGAGAGAATCCTTTTGGGTTATTGCAATCGATGGACTTTTTATATTTGGTACTCCAACCTTCCGCGACTCCACCGCCGCCATCTCCGCCGCCATTAGAGCCCCCATTAGACTCCCCGCTCCCATCTCCATTCCCATTTGAATGATGTCCATTCCCATTCTTTTTCTTCCCCTCGTCTTTGTCCTCATGATCTTTGTCACGCATAATATACCCACTAGACATTAAGTGCCATCCCTTAGGGATCTTCTTACACTCTTTGTCAGTAAAACAGTAATAATATCCTTTTTTGCAGGATTTCATTTATAGTACTACTCAATACTATTATTATTTAGAAAACCTTTCTTTAATAGTTTTGATAAATC